ATAAATTATATAAAAAAAAAGGCAAAGAAGGTTCTTGCATGGTTAAAATTCATCCGAATCTAGCTAATGATGAATTTGTAAAGAAAACTTTAAATGAACTAATAGATTATATTAGAGATAATTATAACATGGAGGATATGTAAATATGAAAAAAGTTTATGGGATTTGTAGTGGCGAATATTTTGATTGGCATATTGATTATATGTTCGAATCAGAAGATATAAGGGATAAGGTTTTAGAAAAGTTAAATAATAGCTATTATAAATATGATAATTATAATGATTATAGTCCTATTGATTATGAATTGAATGATAACAAATTTAATCTAAATAAAGCACAAGATATTAAATATGTTAGATGTAAATATAATTCTTCAGAAGATTTTAAATTTGAAATATTAGATGGTAATACATTAATAAATAATATAAATAGTTTTAATAATATTAATTTGTATAAAACTTATATTGATAATGAATATAAATATACTTTGAAAATGACAAGGGTTATAAAAAAAGATGATTTAAAAGATATGGATGAATTAAAAAATAAATTTTTAAAAATTTGTTCTGATTATTATAGTCAAGGCATATATATGGTTAAGGTTTTAGACATGAATATATGGGATGTAAATTCTAAATTAAAGACTTTATAAAGGATAAGGTGATTATATGGATGCGAGAATCAAAGCAATGATAATCCCTTACAAAAACTTCACAGAGCGAATAAGGCTTACTAAAAAGTATCTTAAAAATTATTATATAGAGAATTTGGACGGATATTTATATTTAGTTAGAAGAGAAAAGGAGCAGGTGATTTCATGGACTTAAAATATAGGTTCACAGATGCGGAAATAAAGAAACTTTTGGCAGAGAATCTTGAAATAATCGTTGATACAAGGGAACAGCAGAACCAGCATATACTAGATTATTTTGACAAGAAAAAAATAAAATATGAAGTTAGAAAGTTAGATGCAGGGGATTATTCAATTAAGCTTACAGCTAACCCTGAGATGGGTTTTTTAAGGGATTGCTATATACCAGTAACTATTGAAAAGAAAAACAGCATAGACGAGCTTGCAGGGAGTTTTAAAGATAGAACGAGATTTGAATCAGAATTTATAAGGGCAGTTGGAGATAATGTAAAAATATTTTTATTAATTGAGGATGCTAAGGGTTATGAGAACATAATAAATCACAACTATAGGTCCGAATATGATCCAAAAGCGTTATTAGGTAGTCTTAAAGCTTTTGAAAGTAGATATAATTTTACCACTGCATTTGTAGATAAGAAATATGCAGGAAACTATATTTACCATTCATTGAAATATTATCTTTATGAATGTCTAAAAAATTGAGGTGGGACCTATGAATGTATATGAGTTTGCTGATAAACATTTAGGAGAATGGAAGCAGCGGGGGGAAGAAATAGTCCCTCGCTACTGCCCTTATTGTCATGGAGGGCAGCATAAGGACAAAGAATCTTTTGCTTTAAATATTAATAAGCTAACTTTTAATTGCAGACGTGGCAGCTGTGGAAGAACAGGGACTTTCCAACAGCTTTGCAGAGATTTTGGAGAGAAGGCGGATTCAGAATTGGAATGGGAAAAAAGCAATAATTTTGAATATAAAAAGCAGTCTAAAAAAAAGTACAAAAAGCCTGAAACAGTCATAAATCCTGCTACTAAGGTTATGGAAGAATATTTAACTAAACGAGGCTTCTCAAAGGAGACATGGGAACATAGGAAGGTTGGAACAGACGATAAGGGAAATATTGTAATGCCATACTATGAAAATGGTGAGCTTGTTTTTGTAAAGTTTAGACCACCTCATAAGATTAAAAAAGGGGAAATGAAATCTTGGAGAGAGAAAGATGGAAAGCCTGTCCTATGGGGAATGGATGATTGTAATCCTGCGGATCCATTGGTTATCGTTGAGGGAGAAATGGACGCACTGGCCTTGGATGAAGCAGGGGTAAAGAATGTTGTTAGTGTCCCAAGTGGAGCGGAGGATCTTACATGGATTGAAACCTGTTGGGAATGGTTGCAACAATTTCAGAAAATTTATATTTGGGGAGATCAGGACGAACCAGGACAGGAAATGGTTAAGAAAGTAATTAATCGATTAGGGGAATATAGGTGCTATGTTGTTCAATGTGAAAGGAAAGATGCAAACGAAGTTTTATTCTTTGATGGTAAAGATAAGGTAAAGGAATTAGCTGATAATCCAAAAGAAGTTCCTATCGCAGGATTATTAAGGCTTGCAGATGTTGAAAATTTTGATTATAGCAAAGTACAAAGAGTAAGCTCAGGATTATCACTGGTCGATAAAGCTGTAGGCGGTTTTATGATGGGACAAGTTAGTGTTTGGACAGGATCAAACTCTTCAGGTAAAAGTACATTTTTAGGGCAATTATTGATAGAAAGCGTTGATAGAGGATTTAATGTTTGTGCCTTTTCAGGTGAACTTCCTGCACCAATATTTAGATATTGGATAGAATTACAGATGGCTGGGAAAGACAATTTAAAAGAGAAATATGATGAAATTAAGCAGTCGGAGGTCCCTTATGTACCAAAAGAGGTACAAGAGGAAATGAGGAACTGGTATAGAGATAAATTCTTTCTATATGATAATTCAACAAGTACAAAAGATACAGATATATTAAGAACTTTTCAATATGCTGCAATGAGATATGATTGTAAAGTTTTTCTTATAGATAATCTTATGATGACAGGCTTTTCAGATGGGTATAAAGATTTTTACCATGCACAAAGTGAATTTGTCGGGAAGATTGTAGACTTTGCACATAAATATAACATACATGTACACGTTGTAGCACATCCAAGAAAGGTAAACGGAACAGTACAAAAGATTGACATATCAGGTAGTGGAGATATAACAAATAGAGCAGATAATGTTTTTAGCGTGGCAAGGGTTAATCCTGATACAAGTGACTTAGATTTATTAGGATGTGATACTAGTATTGATATATTAAAAAATAGATTTTCAGGCAAACAAGATATAACCATTGGGCTTAAATTTGAACCTGAATCAAAACGATTCTATGAAAAGTCAGATGAAACAGGTTACCTTAAACAATATGGATGGAATAAACAGGAGCAATTAGGCTTTTATGAGGTCCATAATGAAGAATGTCCTTTTTAAGTGAGGTGATATACAATGGCAAGACCGCAAAAACAGGGAATAGACTATTTCCCGGTTGACGTTACATTTGACGATAATATGAATTATATTATTGCTGAGCATGGCGCAGAGGGGCTTGGAATAGTTATAGGACTTTTCCAAAAAATTTATCGCGAAGGGTATTATACGAAGTGGGATAATAAAATTCTAAGTTTATTTTCAAGGAAGATTAATGCTAAAAAAACAACAATTGAAAAGGTTATTGAAACGTGTTTTGATGAAAATATTTTTGATAGAAATTTATATGAAAAATATAAAATACTTACTTCGCGTGGAATTCAAAATAGATACTTAAAAATATGTAAAGATTGCAAAAGGAAAAAAATTTCAATTAACAAAAATTACCTACTTAAAGTTAATTCCGAATTAATGGGGGTTATTACGGAATTAACTGGGGTTTCAGAAGGAGAAAACTCAATAAACTCTGGAGAAAGTACACAAAGTAAAGTAAAGAAAAGAAAAGTAAAGAAAAGTAAAGTAAATAATAAGGAAATAACTATTTCCAAAATTAATCTTTCTGACATCCAAAAAGATTTTATTGAGATATTAAAGACCATTGATAATTATCCCCTTGATATTGAAAGTGACATAAAAATGTACGAAGATTTATCAAAAAAGTTTCCAGCGTTGGACTTGCAGCGTGCAATTGAAAAGTTTGCTATTTATAAACAAGACAAGCCACTTACAAAAAACAGTAATGCAAGAAGTCAAATATATACCAGCTTTGAAAAATATGTTGAGTGGGGCGAATGTTTGAAACAAGAGACTCCCAACGTTAAAAAGAAAGAAGTGTGGGTATAGTGGACTTGAATAATTTAAAGATTGAATATAACAGACTTCTCAAGCGTGAAAAAAATGCTGAGAACTATCTAACCAATGTTGCTACTGATGCAGAAGTTGAAAAATGGATGCCAGAGTTTATAAAAATAACCAATCAACTAAGTAATATGATGTTTAAATTAGAAAAAATTTTAAATAGAGAAATGACACATGATGAGATTGTAAATGGCTTCAAAGAAGGTGTATAAAGTAATGAAATATAATGTTAAAGATATATACAATGGCAGAATTGAGGAGATAGATAAACAGTTAAATATATATGTACATCAAAAGAAATGGGACAAGGTTAAGCAGCTTAGGGAAGAAAGGGAAAGCTTAGTGCTAAAGGTTCAGAAAATGCAAGGAAGGTGATAGCATGAAAAATCATATAAGAGATTATGCAACTGAGGCATTTAGATTTTATGCAAGAAACGGAAAGTCTGCTGAAAAGTATAAACAAAAAATATATGATGAAGCGTTACAAGAACTAAGTAAAGAAAAAGGATCAGGAATATCTAAACCTACAGAGGCTACAATAATGAGAGCAGAAACAGCTGTAAATGAAAAAGTTGCAGAAATAAAAGATATGGAAGCAGTTGAATTGACAATGGCTGAACTAAATGCAAGTAAATATAGAGATTATGTACAGGCTATTGAATTTGTTTATTTTAAGGATGCTGATAAAAAACTTCAAAAGGGTGATATATATAATAGAGTTCATCAAGCAGAAATAAATATTCCGGCAAGTGAAAGAACAATATACAATTGGTTAAGTAAGGCGAGGAAAATATTTGCAATAAATAGAGGATTAAGGATATAATTGATTTAAGAAAGGTAGTGATAAAATGGATAAATTATTTATTTTGATGCTAAAGGATAATAAAAATAATTATGATAATATTTTAGTAAAAATATATGCTAAAGATATACAGGAAGTTCAGGACAAGCTTAAAAACATTAATATAAATAAGTTAATTGGAAAGGAATTTGAAGATAAAAATTATGATTTTTATGTTTCGAGTTATTATGATATAGACTTAATGACTGAAATAAAATAAAATGAAAAGTCTGCAGTAATAAGGGTATGGTTAGTGATATTATGTATATAGTAAGAAAAATTAGGTAAGCACTTGGAAAAACACCAGGTGCTTTTTTTATTGGAGTTTGATGTAATTGGATAAGAAATTATTGCAGGCAATTAGAAAAGGAAATGTTCATTACTTTTATACAAGCTGGACTTGGAGAAATAAAAGAAAAGTAATATTGATTAGAGATAACAACGAGTGCCAGATATGCAAACAAAACGGTAAGGTAACAGTAGGGACAGAGGATAATCCATTAATAGTACATCATATAAAAGAATTGAAAACATATCCTGAACTTGCATTAGTGAATGAAAATCTATTGACTGTTTGTGAAAATTGTCATGAGAATATTTGCCATCCTGATAGGTTAGGAGAATATAAAAAAAAGAAAGCATTTGTTAATGAGGAAAGGTGGTAAGGATAGTATGTATATAGCCTTTAAGTGTATACAATGCAATCATGTAGTTATATATCCAGAAAGGATATCGGATGGACATAGGTGTAACAAATGTAATGGAATGTTAAAACCTTTTGACAAAGGAACAAAGGAAGAATTTATCAAAAGATGGCCACAGTGTACCCCCAGGTTGGAAATTTGAATTTTTCCGCAAAACAGTTTGACCGTGTATTCGACACTACAAAAGATATTTTTCCACGCGCGCGTATGTTTTTTATGAAAGAAGGTGAATTTGTGTTCAAGAAATCAAGCAATGAACAAACTGAAATATTTAGACAAGATTTATTGGATCAGTTAGAACGTAACGGGACAGTTGGCAGCTATTACAACGATATGGTAGAGGATTGGCTTACATATTGGAGGGCAAAGCAAGAACTTACCGAAGACATTAAAAATCGTGGAAGTAAGGTTACAAAGTTAGATAGTAGGGGTCAGAAACAGATTGTAAATAATGAGAGTATAGAAATCATGATTAAAATGAATGTTCAAATGCAAAAGACACTTGAGTTTTTAGGATTGAAACCACCAGAAATGGGAAGTGAAAGATCAGATCAAGACGAAGAAATGTAACAAGTAACGCCGATTGGGAGGTGGCGAAAGTGTAATTGAGGAAAAGAGATTATCATCCGTATATTGATAAATACATGGACGATATAAGAAGTGGCGCAATACCATCCTCCAAAGAAATGAAATTGGCCATGGATTATATTGAATTTAAATTGGACAGCCCAGATGTATTTATAGATACGGAAAAAATAAATAAAGCAGTTGAACTAATAGAAAGATATTTCAACATCAGGCTCCTTAATTGGGAGCTTTTTATATTGGCACTAATCCATTGTTATTACAAGTCAAAGGACATGGTAATATTTGATGAATTTCTAATCGTAACGGGAAGGGGCAATGGAAAGAATGGTTTTATATCTCCGCTAATATGGTACCTCACTACCCAATACCACGGGGTCAAGGGATATAACGTTGACATTGTGGCAAACAACGAAGAACAGGCCCAAACATCATTTGAGGACGTTTACAATGTTTTAGATAGGACATGGGCAAAATCAAAAAAGTTTTTTTATAAAACTAAAGAAATAATTAAAAACTTAAAAACTGGATCGTATATAAAATTTAATACCTCCAACGCGAAAACTAAAGATGGTAAAAGAACTGCTTGTTTGGTTTTTGATGAAATACATGAATATGAAAATTATGATACTATAAATGTTTTTACTAGAGGATTTGGTAAAAGAAAATATTCAAGGATATTTAAGATAACTACTAATGGTTATGTTAGAGGTGGTGTTCTTGATGAAGAACTTGACATGGCTAAAAGGGTATTAAGCGGGGAAATTAAAGACTTAGGTTTATGCCCTCTTATATATAAAATAGATAAAAAAAAAGAAGCTGAAAATCCTAAAATGTGGGTTAAGGCTAATCCTTCTTTACCTTATTTCCCAGAATTACAAAAGGAAATGAATAAAGACTTTATAAAAATGAAGTATCAGCCTCATATTTATGTTGACTTTATGACTAAGAGGATGAATTTTCCTACAGAAGATAATTACACCCCAGCAGTCCCATGGGAAAAGATTTTAAAGACTAATCAATTAATACCCTATGACAAATTAAAAGGTTTATCTTGTATAGGAGCAATTGACTATGCTCAAATAAATGATTTTTGTAGTGCAGGGTTATTGTTTAAATATAATGGTATGAGATATTGGATGGAGCATACTTTTGTTTGCCGTAAAGCTTTAGAAATGGAGAACAGAAAGATTAAGTTCCCAGTACGCGAAATGGCAGATAGAGGATTGATAACCATAGTTAATGATGATTTTATCAAGCCTGAATACCTATCGCAGTGGTTTTTGGATAAAGTAAAAGATTATCATATTTTAGATATTGTTGCAGATGATTACAGAGTTAGTATATTAAAAGAGGAATTTGAAAAAAGAGGATTGCCATTAAGTGTATGCAGAAGCGGTCCTATAACCCATGCAAAACTAGCTCCAATGATAGAGGTTATGTTTGCGGATGAAAAAGTAGCATTTGGAGACAACCCCACAATGAGATGGTATATTAACAATACTAAACAGGAACTTGATGGGAAAGGTAATACAACTTATTTAAAAATAGAGCCGCTGACAAGGAAAACAGACGGTTTTTTTGCTTTTATACATGCTTTAACTAAAGATGGAGATTTAAAAGAATACACAGGAACATTTAGGAAATTAGATGTAAGAACCTATTAGGGAGGTGAATAGATGGCAATAGCAAATTGGTTTATGGGATTATTTAAAGATAAAGAAACAATAAATCTAGATGAATATATAGGGTCCTTAACAGGCAGTATCTTTTATAAAGAATTAGCTTTACAGGCTAGCATAAATTTGATATCAAACTCTATAGTAAAAAGTAAATTCTTAACTTATGAAAACGGGAAAGAAGTGCAAAAAATAAATCATTATATTTTGAATATAGAAGCTAATCAAAACACACCTGCTAGTAGGTTTTGGAGAGATGTTATTAGTAATCTCATTTATAAGCAAAAATGCCTTGTAATTATGCAAAATAATATGTTATATGTAGCGGATGATTTTGAAAGAGTAGAGTTAGCCTTTAAAGAAAACATTTATAAAAATATAGTAATATCAGATTATCAATTGAGGGACATTTTTAAGGAATCAGAGGTTTTATATTTTGAATGGTATAACCCCAAACTAAAAACAATAATTGATGGGCTCAATACGGAATACTCTAAATTAATTGAGGTTAGCAGCAAAAGCTATAAAAGAAGCAAAGGGAAAAAAGGCGTGCTAGAAGTTCCAACAAATTACCCTCAAACTGATGAAGCACAAAATGACCTACAAGATTTAATGGATAACCGATTCAAAAGATATTTTGAGGCTGAAGGTGATGCCCTAATACCTTTAACAGACGGTTTAAAATATACCGAAAGAGATGGCAACGAGAAATCGTCCAAAAATACAGAAGGCGGCAGAGAAATCAGGGATTTTATTGATGATATATTTGATTTTGTGGCCATTGCTTTAAGGATCCCTCCACAATTACTAAAAGGTAATATTCAGGATACAAGTAATGCAGTAAATGACTTCCTTACATTTTGTTTAAATCCATTGGTTAAGTTTATTACTGATGAATTAAATAGGAAAATGTATGGAATAAAATTGTATAACGCTAAAACATATGTAAAATGTGATATTACAAATATTAAAGTAGTGGATCTAAAGGATATAGCTAATGCTCTAGATGTTTTGACAAGGATAGGGGCTTATTGTGTAGATGACAGCTTAAAAGCTTTGGGCATGGAACCGCTTGACACTGATTGGTCCAAAGCTAGGTGGATGACTAAAAACTATGAAAGAATTGAAACCAGGAGTAAAGGAGATGGATAATTTGATAAATGAAGAAGTGTTAGTATTAAATGTTTTAAGTACGGAAAGGTGGTGAATAAATGGAGAATTTTAAAATTCCCAAAATTGAAACCAGATTAGAGGTAAAAAACGAAGCCAACAATGAAACAGCCGAGCTTTATTTATATGGTGCTATTAGACAAGCTTATTGGTGGGATGATGAGGAGGACGTAATTTCAGCTAAAAGGGTAAGAAATGCGCTAAAAGAATTAAAAGGTAAGGATGTAAATGTTCATATTAATTCTGGAGGTGGTGATGTATTTGAATCAATAACTATATGCAATTTATTTAAACAGCATGATGGGGATATAAATATTTACATTGATGGATTAGCAGGAAGCGGAGCGAGCATTGTAGCCATGGCAGGAAAGAAAATATACATGCCTAGTAATACTATGATGATGATTCACAAAGCATGGACATATGCAGCAGGAAATGCTGACGAACTTAGAAAGGTAGCTAATGACTTAGATAAAATTGATTCAGCGGTCAAAGCAAGCTATAAAAGCAGATTTGTCGGAAATGATGAAGAATTGGAAGCTTTGCTAAAAGAAGAAAGTTGGCTTACAGCCGAAGAATGTTTAGCGTTTGGACTTTGTGATGAAATATTAGAACAGAAGAGAGAAGAAGAAGCTCCTGAAAACAGTATTAAACAAACATTGTTTAATAAATATAACAAAAATATATCAGCAAACACTCCAAAGGTGGAGGAGGGAAAGCCCACTCTTTTTAATGCTTTTAAAAAACAAAATTTAGGAGGTAATGATTAATGGAAAATTTAGATTTAAAGAAAAAAAATGAAACAGAGGTAAAGGAAAAAATCAAGAGCGCAATTGAAAAAGGCGACAGCGAGGCTTTTGCAGAAGCGCAGGTAGAGTTGGGGAAAGAAATTGAAACAAGAATTTTAAAAGAGGCTAAAGAAGCAAGAAATGAAGATATAAATGACCAAGCAATAATGGTTAAAAGAGGGTTAAATCCATTAACTAAAGAAGAAAGAGAATACTATAATGAAGTAATAGGTGCCGGTGGATTCTCCGAAGTACAAAAATTAGTACCGCCCACTGTATTTGAAAGAGTTTTTGAAGACTTAAGGCAAAATCATCCCTTATTATCTGAAATTGACTTTGTAAATACTACAGGGGTAACTGAATGGGTAACTAGGAATAATGATGTGGAAGCCGCTTGGTGGGGTCCTTTGTGTGATGCTATCAAAAAGAAACTTGAGATGGCATTTAAGAAAGAAAGGACAGATCTCTATAAATTAAGTGCATATGTGCCAGTATGTAAAGCAATGCTTGATTTAGGACCTGAGTGGTTAGATAGGTTTGTAAGGGAAATATTGTTTGAATCACTGTCGATAGCTTTAGAATTAGCTATCATTGCGGGTACGGGCAAAGAACAGCCAATCGGAATGATGAAAGACTTGGCTGGTGCCGTAGTTGATGGAGTATATCCAGATAAAGCAGCAAAGAAAATAAATGATCTTAAGCCAGCAACATTAGGGACAGAGGTAATGTCTCCATTAACCAAAGGAGGGACAAGAGCAGTGCCAAGTGCACTCATAATAGTAAATCCTTTAGATTATTGGTCTAAAATATTCCCAAATACTACTTTTATGAGTGCAGCAGGAACATATGTATACGGAATATTACCTATACCAGCTAAAATAATTCAATCTATAGCAGTTCCTCAGGGCAAAATGATAGCAGGCATGGCAAAAGATTATTTTATGGGAGTAGGCTCTACGCAAAAAATAGAGTATTCAGATCACTATAAATTCCTTGAGGACGAACGAACATATATAGCAAAACAATATGCAAATGGCCGCCCTATAGATAATAATTCATTTTTACTCTTTGATATAAGCGGAATGACAGTACCAGCAGTTTAGGAGATGATAAATAATGAAAGTGAAGGTAGTAAAAAGATATAGAGATAAATATACTAATCTCCTTCACGAAATAGGCGAAACTTTAGAAATTACTAAAGAGCGGTTTGAAGAAATAAATTCAACCGCTCTTGGTGTTTTTGTTAAGGAGATTAAAACAGAAAAGAAATCTACTAAAAAGTAGGTGATGATTAAATGCTGCTGGAATTAAAGGATTATCTTAAAATAACTTGGAATAGTGAAGACAGCTATTTACAAAGCATAATTGTCAAAGGAGAAGAATATCTAAAGGACTTAGCAGGAATTGAACTAGATTTTGAGGAAGAAGGACAAGCGAAAAGCCTTCTTTTTGATTATTGCAGGTACTATTATAATAATGCTATCGAATACTTCGAGGGGAACTTTCAGCAAGAAATATTAAGGTTACAGTTAAAAGAAGCGGCTAAAGATTTTAAGAAGGAAGTTGTTGCTGATGAAGGATAGAAGGATGGCCATGAAGGACGTTGGGACAGTATATGACGCATACATTACCTTCCAAAAGAAAATAGAGACTATAGGACCCATTATTCCCTTAGAAGAATATGAAGATTATATTTCTATATGGGCGGAAACAAGATTTTTAAGAGGCAAAAATTTTTATGCTGCAAGGGCTGCTAATGTTAAAACAGATGTAGAATGGAAAATAAGGTATAGAGATGATTTAGATGAAAGCATGAGAATTAAATTTAATGATAAATTTTATGCAATAGAAGGAATATTACCATTGGACAATGACAGAATGTATATGATTGTAAAGGCTTATGAAATTAAGCGTGATATGTAGATAAATCCCTGCCACCATTGTATAATATTGGTAAAGGGGAGGGGTTCTATGGATATTAAATGGAAAGATGGAGAAGGTAATATTTTAAATGCTAACAAAGAAAGGATTATATACCTTGATGCAGATACTGATATTAAAACTGTATTAAGAAAAGAGGAAGTTAAAAAAATCACAATAGAAGATGGTTTAATGAATATTTTCAAAGATTTTGAAAATGATTTAGCTTTAACTATAGTAATACCAAAGAAAAATAAACGAGATGCAGTAAGGATTTTCAATGAATATGATAAAACTGGAACTATGCTAAAATTGAAGTCCAGTAATTTTTTATCAGATTTAATACTTGAATCCTCTATGGTGGCAGGTAATCCTTTCTTAGGTTTATCAGTTATTATAGTTACAGTTGCAATATTAGTATTAATTAAAATTCTGAATATTGCATTTGGGGACTTTGGAACTGATATAGCTAGGATTTTAATTTTCGGTTTTCTTGCTTATATAGTAATATCCCATATCATGGTAAGAATAAATAGAAAAAGAATAATGGAAGAACATAAATAGTACAGTGGGCACTCAATTCAAGAGTGCTTTTTCTACGAGGTGATTTTATGGGAATCAAAATGAGATATGAAGATAGTGATGCATTACAAGTATTTTTAAATGGGATAGAAAAAGCAACTGAAGAAGTTGAGGACAGATATTTAAAGCGTGCAGGGCAGGCTACGAAAGATATGGTTAAAGGTGTTCTTGGTAAACTTGCTACTAAAAATAATAATATTGATTATAAGCACATGAAAGATGATGTCCACCTTAATATAAAGAAAGATAAATTTGGGTATAAAGTTGCAAGGGTTGCTGGAGGAAAAAAGACGGGCACAAAATGGCATTTGGTAAATGACGGAACATACAGAAGTGAAGCAACACATTTTATGGATTGGACCGTGAAAATGCTTGAAGAAGGAGAACTTGAAAGAATATTTGAAGAAGAAATGAGAAAGGCAGGGTTTTAGATGGATTTAATTAGTTTGGTATATGATATCCTAAAACCTTTAAATGTACCAGTTTTATGGCAATTAAGACCTGAAAGCTTTCCAAGTATAACCTATCACTTTTTTAATGAAGGTGGAGAATTATATGGTGATGGTGAGGAGGAAACAAGCGGAGCAGCTTGTCAAATTGATATATGGAGCAAAGGAGATTATGCGAGCACAGTTGAGCAGGTAAAAAAAATAATGAAACAAAACGGATTTTTATTTATGGATGGAAGGGATGATTTCGAATCTGAAATAAAAGTATATCATAAAATTTTAATTTTTAATTATTATTATGAAAGCGAGGTATAAATATGGCAGGAGAAAGTACAATAAAAAAGACCAATAGGATAAATATAAAAAATGTAGTATATGCAAAGTGCATTAAAGATGATGCAAGTGGAGTCCAATACAGTGAAATTAAACCATTAGCAAAAGCTATGCAAGTGCAGATATCACCTGGATTAGCAAAAGGTGTTTTATATGGTGATGGGGTAAAGCAAGAAGTTATGAGCAAACTTACAGGATTAACACTAACTTTAGATAGTAACAAGATACAAATTGACGTTAGAGCAGACATACAAGGCAATAAATACGAAAATGGAGTTCTTGTAGAAAATGCAGATGATCAGGCTCCTGATATAGCAATAGGATACATGGTAGAACAAACAGAGAAGACAGCGGAATATATTTGGTTGTTAAAAGGAAAGCCGCAGCCTATTGGGAGTAACGTACAGCAGGCGACTGAAAACATAAATTTTAGTACAGATGCATTGACGGTTGAGTTTGTGCCAAGAGAATTCGATAGAGAAATAAGACGTTTTGCTGATAGTGCGGATAGTACGTTCACATCAGAAATGGCTGCACAATGGTTTACTAAGGTGCCAGGGACTACTGTATAAAAAATTAATATAAAATAAAAACACTCTAAAATTTTTAATAGAGTGTTTTTATTTGTGTTTGGAGGGAAATATATGGCAAGAAAAAGAATAGTGGTAAAACCAATAGAGCCATTAGAAATTGAATTTTCAGATGGGACCGTTAAGGAAGCTATATTTACTGTTGAGGCTTTTATGCTTATGCAAGAGGAATTTGGCGATTTATCCACATTAGCAAAAGAAGAATCAAATAAGCCCTACGATTTGGCTTCCAAAATTTTGTATTGTGGCATGAAAATACTTGATAATGATGTGAAATATGAAGAAGTAAAAAGTATTGTAATAGGTGGGGGATTACCACTTATAGAGACTATACTCGAATGTACACTTGAAAGCTTTGAAGGAATAGACAATGATGAAGTAAAAAAAAAGGTACAGACAGAGCTGCTGAAACTATCACAGAAACAGAAATAGATTGGGATAATTTATATTATTTGTATTGTATTGAAATGAACAGACCTGAAGGGGAATTTTTAAAAAGCAGTA